CCACCAGTTGTTCACGGCAGAATTATCCAGCATCTGGATGGCGCCGGAGTCGTACACCTGCCCGTCGGTCGGGTCGTCCATCGTCACTTGCACCGAGGCAGCCGAGACGTTGAACAGCGCCAGGCCGTTGGCAATCACGCCCGGAGTGACGGTGATGGTCAGAGGGCTTGGGGCGGTGGTGCGACTGTCCAGCTTGGCGTCAAACATGCGCAAGGGGTTGATGGCCCCGAGGTTCAGCCATGTCGGGACTTCAAGTTGTGCGCCGAGGTCTGGGCGGTCGCTGTTGTCTTCGAGCGCCTCGTAGTTGCGGTCACCGTAGGTGTAAATGTCGCCTGCGGTGACGGTGGGGTTGGTTTGCTCAAGAAGACTATTCGTTGCAATCTCGACAATATCGTAAGAGCCTGCTGCCCTCAAAAACGCGACGTAGTTCGCGCCGTATATGACGTCTTGATAGTAGTCCGTTGCCGGGAATGCGGTCAGCGCAGAATAATCCGAGGATGAGAATCTCCTGTTGTATGGCTGCACCGATCCAGACTGAACGGCAATCTCCAATCCGTCTTTGGATAGCGATACGCTGTTTATGTTGTAACCTGACAGGCCGGACGGGGCCCCAACTTGAGATAGGTTGGATAGCGCAAAAAAATACGGGCTGGACGTGCCGCCATACAGACCGCCCTCGCCCCGGGAATCATTAACAAAAACGCCGTTTGCAAGATACGGAACCTGATGGTGGTCCGAGCTTGCGCCGGACTGCGGAGTCTTGCTCAAAAGTGTTGCGGAAAGGGCCCCAGAATAAAACACCCTTGTGGATACATAATGATTGCCCGCGCTATCCACCGAAGATTTCCCGAACGGATAAAAGCTGCTTATCTGAGCGTATGAAGAAAACCCAGTAAGTATATTGCCGCTCTCCGCGCCAACCCAATTTGCAACTTCCACGGCCATTGAAGTTAACGACTTTGCCGACTGGTCTTCTTTTGTGTAGAAGAGTGCGGCGGAGTCTTGCCGCCATCCTGTGAGCCTCAGTGTAGGCCCTCCAGAAACCAGATCGCTATAGACCTCTTGCCACGTTGCCGTGTCAAATATATAGGCCAAATAGGCGGCTGGAGATACCGAGGTAAATTTAACTAGGATCGCCAAGTAATCGCCGTCAGGGCTTGCTGACAGCCCGACAATCTCAGTCCCGCCGCCCGCTATGCCTGAGAATTCTCCGGTTTTGTCAGACGTTGCGAGGTCGAAAAACTCAACACTGGGGCCGGCGCTGTTGTTTGCAGCGTATGCGGTATCATTCGCAATAGTAACAATTGCCCCCGGAAACTGATTATCTCTTCCGAGGTACTCCCACTCGGTAAACCCATCCCCCGGCGCATTACTGCTAACAGCCCCCTCCGCCGCCAAATCTATCGGCCTGATAATCTTCATGCGCGCACCTCCAGCCCTTCAACCTCGATGCGCTCAAGCAGCTTCGCGGTTTTCGCCGTGTGCTTGGCGGTGGCCCTGCCAACGGCTGAGATTTCCTCATTCATTGCTTCCATCTGCCTCTCGATGTTCGCCAGTGAGCGCTGCTCCCGGGTCAGTTGCTGGTCGGTCACCCACTTGAGATCGCGCAGGGTTTCGCCGGTACGCGACACGCCCCGGATGTAGTCGTTCATGGTGGAAAATTCGCCGGCCTGAATGTTCGTGGCGGCGGACAGTGCGCGGTCAAGCTGGCCTTGGTCGCCAATCCGGCCCGATGCAGCCATGCCTTGCAGGGACGCCAGAGCCGCGTCACGGGACAGTCTGGCAAAGCTGGAACTCTGGATGGTTAGGCCAGCCAAGGCTCTCTCCACGGCACCAGAGGCCGCTTCAGCTTCACGCAACGATTCGCTGATGGCATTGCGCTGAATCTGTAGCAGTTCCCGGTTCAGGCTGAGCCGCTCGCGCTGCATCTCTTCTTCCGCTTTGAGCGCCTCGCTCTGAGCGTCCTCAAGGAAGGTGTAATACTGATCCGCCACGCCCTGCAGCCTGAGCAGCGTCGCGATATTCTCGGCCCCGGCAGCCGTGGCCCCGTTTTGCGCTTGCAGCAGGTCGTAGTAACCGTCCCGAGTTGAGGGCAGTATCAAATTTGATTGCGCCAGCGCTCGGCTGATGTCGCTGTAGGCCAGTTCGAACTTCTGCGCATCGCTGGCAAAGTTGCCGATAAAACCCTGCATCGAGGTGATGAATTGCTCAACGCCGCCGGCAGCGTCCATCAGGCGCTCGGAGGCGACTACCAATTCTCTGCCAGCCAGATCACTGAACTGAATGCCGAGCCGGTTAACGGCTTCCTGTGTGACCATGGTCTGGTTGGCCACGCGGGCCAGGGTTTCGCCCAAGCCCTCACCGGCCTGCTGGAAGTCGTCAAGCCATGGAATGGCGTACCCGGCCAGGTTGTCGAATACAGTTCCGAAATACGCCTCGATCTCTGCTGTCTGCTGCGCAGCGCTCAAGCCCTCAAGGCTCAGCCGCTGGGTATCTACCCGAAAGCTGCGCATGCGCGAGCTGGCGCCCATCCCGAGCGCCATGGCCGCCTGTTCAACGCTGTCGAACACCGACTCAAACACCAGGGCGAACTGCTGCTCAACGTCACCGCCGATGCGCTGGAATCGCTCTTTGGTTTTGGTGCTGCTGAAAGCATGTTTCTTGACTCGGAATGTGGCGTAGGCGTTTACGATGGTGTCGTCAATCAAATCCTCGATGTAACCACCGATAATCTGCACACCCTCGTCTACTTGACGGGATTTGCCGCCGAGCATTCCGCCGAGGTCGAACATCCCAAAGGATAGGAAGTTCAGCGACTTATCGAAAAAGTCAAAGGCAGCGCCGAGCGTTGCGTCAAATATAGGCATGACGCCGCCGGTTAGGGCGAAGTCTGAGCCCGAAATTGCGCCAGCAGAAACCCCCGGGAGGGCTGTGCCGCCCGCACCTCTTGCCACTCGGGCTGATGCGCCGCCAATGCCAGCCTGGACGCTCTGCAACGCCCGCAGCATATTCTGGTTAATGCCCACCAGCTGCCCGATGCCGCTTTCAGAGCCTTCGACTGCCCGGCGGATGGATTCAGATTTGGCATCCATATCGCCCAGAATCGTGCGCGTACCCTGCGCCGCCTGCCGGGCTTCGGTCGGATCCCAGCCGGAACTTGAAAGCCAACCCGACACCTCGGCAATCGCAAGTTGCGCCACGCCGCCAGCCACTGCCCCGGCAATCGGGCCAGCGAACGCCGCGCCGATCTGGGCAAACATGCCGCTGTCAGCGGTGATGCTCTTAGCCAGCGAGTCTGTCACTTGCTTGTTGACGATGGCAGCAATGGAGCTGCCCAGAGCGCCGCCAATGGCGTCACCGATGCTATCCCAATCGCCGGAGGCAATGGCGTCCTGCAATGACTGAGCGACGGAATCGGCTGCGGATTGCCAGGGGTTGATGAAGGCTTCGGCGGATTCTTTGCCGGCGTCTTCCCACTGCTTGGGATCGTTCAGGGCGTTAACGATGGCGTCGGCCTGTTCGGCGTCGATAAAGCCGCGAGCGAATGCATCCTGGACGATGGCAATGTTTGCGGTCAGCTGGCGAAGCTCTGCGCCTACTGGGTCAATCTCGTCCAGCAGCCCATGGAGGGCGTCGTAGGATGATTGCCGAACCCGATTCCATGCCTCGGCAGCGCGGCGCGCGGCCTCAATCTCTGCCTCGGCTGCGGCTTCCGCCTGACGCTTGCGGATTTCGCTGCGCTCTTCGTTTTGCTTGGACAGGGATTCTTCGCGCTCGTTGAGTTGCCGAATGTTGTCTTTGTGCGCTTCGTTCAGTCGGTTCAGTTCGTTTATCTGCGCCTGAATCTCGGTTTCCTGCACGATGCCTGCGGTCCCGCCCGGGACCAGGGTGTTGGTCATTCGGCGGCCCGCCTGCGCTTCTCTCAGTCGCTCAAGCTCAAGCCGGGCTTCGGCAATGGCATCTGCGTTCTTGCGCATCTGAGATTCGATGCTGTTCCGCTCGTTTTCAATCTGGGCAACGGTCAGGTCTTTGAAGCCAGACGCGAGGCCGCGAATATCCTGCTCTGCCTGACTGGCCTCAGAGCTGGATGCGAACAGGGAGTCACGGAAGTAGTAGAGTGAGCCGGCAGCAACAATGGCGAGACCGACAGGGCCGCCCACCAGAGCCATGGCCCCGCCGAGCGCACCGGTTGCTGCCGATGCCACGCGAGAGACTCCGGCCATTCTTGCAAGCGCCGCTAGGTAGGCTATCGCCTGCTGAGTTGCTGCGGCTTTTGCGGCGGTAACGCTAACCAGCGATGCGGTCAGTCTGCCGCCCACCACCAGGGCAACGCCGCCGGCTGCTGTGGCGATGGTATCCAGGTTCTCGGAAAGCCCTTCGATGGATTCGCCAAGGGTAGATACAGCGCTAGTGATCCGGTCGCTTTCGCCAACCCACTCCACCAGGTTGGTGCGCGCATTTTCCAGACGCTGCCCGAAAGTGGCAATAGATTGCCCGAACGTTGCGTCAATCTCCGAGCTTGCCTCTTGCAGTGCGCTGACAACGATTTCGGCAGTGATTCCGCCCTCAGCTGCAAATGAGCGCAGCTCGCCAATCGTCATGCCTAGCGATTCAGCAATGGCTCGCATAATTCCGGGCGCTTGCTCGGCGACGGAGTTAAATTCGTCGCCACGCAATGCTCCGGCAGCAAGGCCTTGTGATAGCTGAGTGATAGCGGCAGCGGCTTCACCGGCAGTTGCGCCGGACACTGCAAAGGATTGGTTTATGGTCGTGGTCAGGTCGATCAGATCGGACTGCGACAACCCAAGCTCGGTGGTTGAGCGGGCAAGACGGGCATACAGGTTGGCTGTGGACTCAAAGTTGCTGCGAGTGTCGCGGGCTACGTCGGTCAGGCTGCGCTGCACCCTTTCCAGCGTTTCGGTGTCGTTGGTGACTTGCCGGAGTTGGTTGGCAGCATTCTGCCACGCATCAGACATCTGCACGATTTCGCGCACAGAGATGGCGCTGGCAAGCCCGGCCAGTGCGCCGCTGGCTGCCAATGCCATGCCGCGAAGCCGATTGATGTCGCTGCCCACCCTATCAACCTGGCGGCTTGTGCGCCCGCCAGCGCGATCCACGTCACGGAGACTGCCCTCAAGCTGCTTTAAAGACCGCTGCCCCGTGCGGGTATCAACCGTCAGGCTCAGTCTTGATTCGTAGGCCATGCGCTATCTCCGGGCTCAATTCGGGCATAAAAAACCCGCTCGGAAGCGGGCTTGATTGAATCTTGGTGCAGCTATTGAAGGTCCAGCATGTCCGACAGACTGCCGGGCATGGACAGGATCAAGGTGCTGCCAGCCTTGACCATTTTCGCCTTGATGAATGTGCCGTTGCGCTCGATGACGAGGTGTGATTCGTTTTTGCGTATCCGCTCAACGTCGCACTTGATACCGGCATTAACCCTGGCATTCGGGTAGTAGCTGCAATCTCCGGTGCGGGTTATCTCTACCTTCGCCCCGGTTTTATCGCTAACCCACTCGCCAGCGAAGTCATCCGTAAACCCCGGCACACAGCCAGAGAGCGCGACCAATGCGGCCAGAATCAGAATTCTCATGGTTTTCCCCTCACAGTTTCCTGAAAGGGTAGCACGGCCCGCTAGTCCTTGCTGCCGTGCATCTCCATATAGGCATCATCCAGTGCCGAAATCACTTCTACGCACTCCCTTGGCTCGCAGGGCCATTCAAGCCGCTCGGCCATGTCCAGCATGGTCACCGGACTTATCGGCAAGATACCGCCCATGGACGGCTGCCTGGCTCGGCACAGAAGGTTGAAGGCTTCAATCCAGAAGGCGGTGCGCTGATCCAGCTCTGGCGCTTCCGCTTCCACCCCAAGCATGGCGGAGACGCGCTCATATTCGGCAGCGTCCCCTTTCCACTCTCTCAGGAATCGGAAGTAGTCTGCGGCTTTTTTGCCTGCCGTTTTACGTCCTCCCGGCGGAAGTTCGAAAGATCGTTCGCCTCAGACAGCACACGGCTAGCAAGGTCCGGGTTTTCCAGCAGCACTTCGGTGGCATTATCGACGGTGAATGGAATAGGCTTCTCGTCGGCATCCACAACATCTTTCCAGCCTTTCAGAATGCCAGTGGCGACTGCGGTATACAGCGCCCTCAGCTTCTGGTCAGGCTCTTCCTTCTTACGGTAGCCGGACGCCTCAAGGGCCTTTTCGTACTCGGGGTTTCCGGCGCGGGCCACTTTAAATTCGGCACCGAAAATAGACACCCAAGTGCCTTCGGTGAATTTGTTTACATTGTAGCGCTTGGCGTTGAAGGCCATCGTTAATTACCTCTTGCTTGGTCCGTTGTTGCTGTCCGTTGAAGGCGCACCCCAAGGCCACGGACAAACAGCCAAGGGGTGCAAACTGGTTACGGCGCCAGAGTGCGCGTAATGGTCAGCATCTCGCCGGCGGAGTCAGTCGCCACGGTGCTGTTCAGCTCCACGCTCAGAATGGCATCCAGTCCGCCAGAGGGCAGGTCGCCCGACAGGTACTCAGCGCCGATGGCGAACACATAGCTATCCGAGCCGTCGCCCATGGTGAAGCTGGAGCTGACCGGGGTGCTGGTCAGGGTGTTCTTCCACAGATCGAAGGCGCTGGCCGCCATGCGAATGGTTTTGGTGCCGGTGATATCGCAGGAGCCTTTGTGCTGGCGCTGGTACAAAGTGCCCAGGCACTGGTCTTGCGCGTGGTTGTTGTTGATCGTCAGGCTCATGCCGGTGACGCAAGTGCCGCTCAGGGCCTGGCCGTCAATCAGGATGCTGGACAGGTTGTTGGAGCTGTCGAACAGCAGGGCGTCAGACGGGGCGTTGAAGGTATCCGTGGACGGGTCGTAATCCGGATCGGCTTCGGTGCCAACAAACGTGACCTGACCGGTGATTTTTTCGCCGGCATTCATGGTCAGTTGTAGTTGACTGACCTCCATGCCAGACATCAGAACGTGGTCGCCGCTGTCCAGGTAGCTCTTGAGTACGTCAAAGGTGACGGTATCGGTGCCGACGGTCAGCACATCGGATGCCCAGGCGTTGCACATGGCTGCGGCCAGAATTTGATCGTACTCGGCTGCGGTAAATTCGATATCCAGTGTGCCGCCCACGGTGATGGTGGTGACTTTCTGGCCGTCACGCATGCGGTCGGAGCGGATGTTGTCTGATCGGACAGTCTGAGCGCTTGCGGTGAGGGCGTCACCGGTACGGCGCAGGGTAGTCCACGGGCTTGTGCCGGTGGGGCGGATGGCAATCCGCACTCTGTTTGCTTCTGACATTGCTGTTACCTCGCGGGTCTTTCAGGTACAAAACCCGCACTCGGCGGGTTGGCTGGGGTTTGGCTGTCATCCCGCCCTGTAAGGGCAGTTAACGTTGATCTGATAGTAGGTATCCGTTGGCCCAACACGCATCACGCTGGCCGCTTGGGTCTCAAGTTGGCCGCTTTGCCAATACTCAAGGTGCGCGGCAATCGAATCAGCCAGCAGCAGGGCAGGGCGCGAGCCTATGTCGCGGGCGGTGAAAATCTGCACCATGATGATGCCAGTGCGACGGACGCAGGGCTGTGAGCCTATGCCAGCGGTGAAGCTGTCGCCGGATTGAATGGTCAGGCGCACCCAGGGTGTGCCGTTGTTTTGTGCGGTTTTGACTGCCGGGCCAATCGGGGCGCCATCGAAAGCAATCGGGGCTTCTGTCCACAGAGCCATTTTTGATTCGATCGCCAGTCGGATTTGCTCGAAGGTCATCGGCCCGCAGCCTCCTTGATGTTGTTGAAGGTGATGGCGTAGATGCCTGCTGGCGCCTGGCTTGAACTTCCGGCCTCAAGGACGCCGGCATAAGGAAGGTTATTCTGGATCGTAATGTACGTGAACGGCGCACTGACGCCCTGGATTGCTGCGGCGCCCTCGGCCTGAGTTGCCCGACCTGTTTTGTCTTCCCTGTCCAGTTCGCTGTGCGACTGCCGGCCTATCGTGACCTGGTTGTTACCGCGAAACCGGCCTGTATCCACCGGGCTGCGCTCAATCACGCCGGTCAGGGCTTGTAGTGACAGGGCACGGAGTTCGGCGTTCAGGCGCTTTTCCTGCTCGTCGGCAAAGCCTTGCAGGGATTTTGACCAGCTCATTACGCTTTCCTGAGCTGGATTGTCCAGCTTGCCTTTGCCGGATCTTGCCAGACCTGAGTTACCCGGTAATCGTCGTACGTCTCGAAGAAATACCGGAACCAGTTGTTGACGCCGGATTCGTTCACCAGCAGCAGGCCGACTTCCGGCAGGCCGATATCGCCGGCCTCGTTGGTGATCTCATTTTGCAGGCAGGTCAGCTTAATGTCGGTCTGGATGATGTGCTGGCCGTCGATCTCGTCAGCGCTGAAGCTGCCAAAGACGCCCCGGCCATAGAAATGCTCGCGCACCGTCTCAGTGCCACCGGTCACCGGGTCGTACTCGCCGGCAATCTCGCGGGTCAGCCGAAACGCGCCAACGGCATCCGACAGGTCAGAATCGAACGCCTCGGCAATGTCGGCCTGAATATCATTGCGCAGGCCCATGTTATGCCCTGCTCACGACAAAGTTCGCCGCGCCACCGGCTGGAAGGTAGGGGCGCAGCAAGTCCATGACCAAGCGCAGCTTGCCGGTTGAGGCCGCTGCACCGTCCTGGTATTCGGTCTCGCTTTCTACGGTGTCGGCCTTTACGCGCTTGCGCTTGATGGCGGCTTGTCGGTCGGCGTACAGCGTACCCTGCGCGGCCATCTGAGCAAGGTAGGCGCCTGCCGTGGTAATGCTGTCAGAGTCCGATTCTGAGACGCCACGGGCCGTCATCCATGTGTTTGCCTCAAGAATGGCGGTGGCGGCATCGCCTGTGCCTTCCCAGCCGGCACCCAGCACGGATTCGACATCTGCGGCTGTGACGTACTCAGTCATCGGTTATTCCTCGTCGGATTTCTTGGCTTTGCGCTTTGGCGCTTCCGGGTCTTGCCAGCCTTTCGGGGCATGCCGGGCGTCGAGAATCTTGTAACCCTTGCCAATCAACTCAGCCTTTCGGGCCGGACTGACTGGGTGCTTTTCGTAATAGGTTTTCATGCCTCACCTCAAAACGAGGGGGCCGAAGCCCCCTCTGTCGGGTTTATGCGTCAGCGTCACCAATGGTCACAACGCCAGCGGTGTGCTTGATGTTGGTCGCCACCAGATCCCAGTTGGCGCCGGTTGCCAGGGCCGCGTCGCTCGGAGACTTGCCGCCATTGGCGGTATCCCACGCATAGCCCTTGATGCCTACACCGAAGCTGTAGTCGGCCTGCATGGAGGTCTCGATGCGAGTCTGACCGTTGGAGGTTTCGATGTTGGTAATCACATCGGAGCCGTCCAGGATGGTGATGCCGCTGGAGGCCAGAGACAGCACCTTGCTCTTGTTCGGAGTGCCAGCCTCGTACAGTGCGGGAGCGTCGGTCACCACCACCGGCTTGCCGAGAATGTCCACGATCAGGACGTTCTGCGCCTGGAACAGCTGCGGGGTGTTGGTCAGGTTCGCGCCCACCAGCTTGTGGTAGGTTGAACCGTCCATCACCTGAGCCACCAGGTTCATGCTGGAGTCGCCGAACAGGGCGTGGGCTGCGTTCATGGCGGCATAACTTACGCCGTCAGTGGCAGATACGTCATTGGTGGCGGTTGCCTGATTGCTGATGGCAGCAACGGCGGCAGCGATACCTGAGTTCAGCTGATCCTGCATGATGGCTTCAGCCAGCTGGCCGGAGATCACCGCGATAGCTTCGGCTTCGTTCTTCTGAATCCAGGTCATCTGGCCCGGCTCGAAGGTGATCGGGCCGAAACCGCCCGCCACTTTCACGCTGTTTTCTTGCAGCTGAGACAGCGCAGTACCGGCAGCAGTGGATTGGGCGGCGTAGCGATCAACACGGCGCTGTGCAGAGTGCAGGGCGGCGTAGAAGGAGCGCTGGAAGAAGTCGCCCTCGAAGTTCATGGAGGTCAGGGTGATGGCGCCATTGCTGGCACCGTTGAAACGCTCGACCTGTTGGCCCAGAGTTTCGGCGGTCGCTTCCATCAGGTAGCTGTTAAACACTTTCATATCAGTAAGAGCCATGGGGCACCTCTATCAGTTCAGGTTAAATTTCTGTGCGAAGTACGCAGCGCGTTCAGCCTTTGTGCCGTCCGCTTTTCCTTTCACTGCGGCCCCGCCGCTTTTCGAACCAGGAGCCCCGCCCCCGGTGGCTTGCGAGCCGTCTACAAGAAAGTCGTAGTCCGCCCGCATTTTCTCGATCACTTTGTCCTGCGGCATTTCAACACCGCCGATTTCAAACTTGATGCCTTCATCCGTATACACGGCGAACTGCAAAGCCTCTTTTTTCAGAAGCTCGGCCCGCTTGGAGTCACGGGTAAGCTGACTAGCCAGACTGGCCGCTGCCGATTCCAGTTCTTTCTGCTGGACGGTCTGGCGGAATTTGCGGGCGTTCTCGCGCTCGGCTTCCAGTTCGGCCTGCGTTTTCTCGTACAGGCTCTTGAACTCGCCTTTCTCCTTTTGGCGCTGCTCTTCCGCTTCCGCCTGAGCCTGCTCCAGTGCCTGGCGCTTTTCGCGCTCGGCCTTGGTTTCGCCCAGCAATTCCGACACCTTGGATTTCAGGCCGCTGGTCTCTTGCTCCAGCAGCGCTTTCACTTCGTCCTCGGTGTAGGTTTTTGTTTCTTGCTTCTCGGCTTCGGTGGTTTTGGCTTCATCAGTCATATCGTGACCCCTGGTCATTGATTCGGGCGGCCCAGCCACCCACAAAAAAGCCCGCACAGTGGCGGGCCGGTTAATCCAGTGTGATGCCCGTTCGGGCGGCCAATTCATCCAGCGTCAGGACTCGGCCCATGTCGTCGGTGAATTGCTCGATTTTCACTTTTCCGGAACGGAACAGCTCAGCCCGTCTCGGGCCTAGCACATCGTTCTGAAACTCTTTCGATTGATTGCGCAGAAAGCCGCCATAAGTGAGCTGGTTACTGACCGGCCCCTCATAGCTGGCCCGCTCGCCTTTGGCGGCAATCCGGTATTCGGGCTTGACCTCGGGCACCCGTAGGCTGCGGCAGCCGTAATGCAGCGGCGGCATCGGGCCTTGACCGAGCGGAAAAATCTTCTGGTCGTTGCCAGAACACGTCAGAGTCGTTCTGGAGTCCAAAACCGCCAAAAACCGCTCGCCTTCGAGAATGTCCCGGTTGTCCTGGTACACCATATCCCGGGCGGCACCACCGATACCGTTGACGCTCGTGCGGATCACCGCTTCGGCCTGCCTTCTGGTCCGGGTAGCGACCATCTGCGACACATCGCGGGCCATCTGCTGGGTGGTGTGCCCTTCCAGCACACCGGCCTGCACTGTTCTGAGTGCATTGCGGCCCACAGCCTCGCTGAACTCATCCCATAGCTGCGGAATAGTCATGCGCTTGACGGTATCGCCAGAGATAAGCTGTAGCTGCCGTCGCGTCGTCAGGCCGCGCAGGGCTTCGGCGTTCAGGCCTCCGGACAGCTGCGCCGATACCGACGCACCTAACAGTTGCTGCGTGAACTGGCCCTCCTGAACCGCGAAATCCTCAAGGTCCAGCGCTTGCTGGATGTTGTCAGAGGCCTCGGCAGCCAGGGCGGCAAGGTCGCGTTGCAGGGCGTACATGCGGCCCATCTGAAACTCGGTCGCTGTGCCGGCCTGTATCCGCGCCTGAAGGTCTTTCGCCAGTTGCCTGAGTATCGGCATGGCTTTTTTGATCTGGCTGCCCGAGAATCGCTGAACCTGTATCTGGTGACGGATCAGCCTTTCGAGCAGCTTCTGGTGGGCAGTCATATCAGATCACCCCGATAGCGGTGCCTTGCGCCTGTACCTCGTCCTCGATTTCGTCGTCGGTGCGCTCGGGTGCAATGCCCCCTGTGCGGCGGCGCCAGTCCCGATAGTCCGCCTTGGCGATCAGGCCTCGGTCGATTTCCTGAATCCGGGCAATGATCTCCTGCGGATCAGCCTGCTCCGGGTAGAATTCCTGATTCAGCTTAAACATGACTTCCTCGGCACTGCCGCCCATGAAGTAGGTGCACCACTCCAGGCAGTTTTCGATGGCGTCAGAGACATTGCTGGCAACGCTGGACAGGCTGGCGTTCTCAGCCCCGGATTTGGCCCGGACCTCTTCGGCAGTCTGGTTGCCGCCGCGCTGCTCGATCAGTCGGGCGCCCACTGCCAGCATCTGGCGCTCTTTCTGCTCCATGAGCGATAAGGGCAGGTTGCGCTCTTCCGCCTGCACCATGGTCATGCTGCCGCCCTGCGTCTGCACTCCGCGACGAGAACCGATAGCAATGCCGTTGGGGTTCAGCTCTTTCCAAACATCGGAACTCATTTCGCCAATATCCACATGCAGCATGGGCTGTCCGCACAGGAACGAGCCTTCCTCAAGGTCGGCGCTGTTGCGGTAGTGGGCAATGTTCAGATCAGCAATGTCCAGCAGCAGAGGCTTGTCGGGCGTCTCGTCGTTGTTCTTGGCGCCGATGAACTGGAAGGGAATCACCGGCCAGGGCGAGCCGTCCGACTGTCTCGGGGTGACTTTCTCGCCTGCCGGGCTGCCGTTGCGGTAGACCTGCTGGGTGTAAACGCCATCTTCAATGCGCAGCACCCTGTATTGAATCTCGGGGCTATGATCGAACTCGTCAGCGCTGGCGTCATAGGTTTCAGCCAGCACCACCAGGGTCAGGGCTTCGCCATCTTTGCGCCAGTTGATGATGCTGTCGCTGTCATAGAAGCGCAGAGTGGCGTTAAGGCCACGGGATTGCTCCACCGTCAGCCCGTCCGGTGCCTCGGGGTAATCCGCCAGGACGCCGGCACGGCCTGCCTGGATGGTGGCCGATACGCACAGGCGGCTGAATTGCTCAAGGCTCATGCCGGAGCCGTCAGCGTCTTCCAGCATGTATTCAATGGCGGTGGGTAAATCCACTTGCGGGCTCTTGCGAAATACGGCGCCCAGCATGCCTTCGTGCGTCCTGCCTGTCACGCCCAGCCAGGTGGCCCGCTCCAGATACGCATCATAGCGCTCGACGGCTTCTTCCAGCAGTTCGCCGGTCAGATTGCGCCATCCAGCAACCGGGTGAGGCAGGTACAGCGTCCGTCCGCCTTTGATAGCGTCAGTGCCCGCCACCGCATCCCGCACACGGCGGGCGCGGCGTTGGTGCGCCTCGTATAGCGGGTGAAGGGTTTCAACGGGCATGGTGTCTCCTAGAAGCGAATGCGGCCAATGTCGGCAACGGCACGTCTTATCGGGAATTCAGAGTGGATCAGGTAGCCAAGGGCGTCGGTTACGTGGTCAAGGCCAAGGGTTTTGTCGGGGTCACTGGTGCCGCGCTTGTAGGTCATGCCATCCAGCCCCTTGATTAGCTCTGCGCAGTCAGGATGAACGAACAGTCGCCGGTCACCGTTGGTGTTGCACAGCATGGCCTGCACTTCGTTGATCCGGTCAGCCACGGCGGGCGCCTTCTTCGGCGCAATCACCCGGAACCCGGCCTGCTCCAGTATGGTGAAGTCTGTCACTCCGCCAATGGCGCTGGTTTTGCGAGCCTTGCCAGAAGGGTCCGGGTAGGCGCGAATCTTGTGATCTGGATAGCGTCGCCGGATCTCTTGCGCCAGCTCGGTGGTGTTGCTGTTCGGGATGATGATTTCGTCGATCACGTGAAGCTGGTCAACCGCCTTGATCGCCACCACGGCGCTAATCGGGTCCACGTTGAAGTCGATGCCCACATACAGCTCGGCAGCACTGCCGGGGTCGGGCAGGGTGCGTGACACGTTGGCGTGGCGGTCGAAGTAGCTGTAAACCCGGTTTGCCAGGGTCTCGAAGCTGGCGAGATACTCTTGCCGGAATGTGCGCTCAGGCAATTCGCGCCGGGCGGCTTCAATTTCTTCCGGCTTGACGTTGCCGCCTTGCTCGGTGGTGAAGGTCAGCGCCTTCCAGTTTCTGTCTTTGCCGGCTGCGGCGTAGTCGTACAGGTCTTTGGCCCAGTTCCAGCCTGCCGGGGAAGTGATGAACAGGACGGGCGCTTGGCGGTCACTGGTAGCCGGGCGGATAACCTCGGACCATACCTCTTGATCCATGAAGGCGAATTCATCCAGCACGGCGCTGGACAGGCTCACACCCCGAAGGCCGTCCCGATTCTCTGCCCCTTTCAGCTGAACAATGCCACCGTTTGCAAACTCTACGGATAAGTCGGCTTCGTTCTTGCTGACAATGGCGTCACCTACCAACTCCTTTAGCAGCCGCCAGGCAATCTGTTTCGCCTGGACGTAACTGGGTGCCACGTAGTAATGCAGCCCGCCGTCTTTCAGCGCATTGTGTGCCAGCCAGGTCAGCGCCAGAAAGGTCTTGCCGAATCGCCGCCCACACACCAGAACCTTGAAGCGCGCGGCAGACTTCCAAACCTTAGTCTGCGGCTTCGTCAGCTTGATCTGCATCAGCGCCCTCATCGTCCAGCACAATCACCAGCGGCTGATCCACCTTGCCGCTGTGTTGAATGGCCTGTGGCGATTTGCCGTACGCTCGATCCAGCAGCTCCTTTGATGCGGCCACTCTTGCAGCCGGTGGGTACTCAAGGCCGCGCATAATCTCAACCAGAGACTCGACGGCTTCACGCCCGTATTCCTGGGCAACCGCTTTCACATCTGATGTGACCTTGTTTGGCGTGCCCTTTCTGCGCCCGCCGGTCTTTGGTCTCCCTGGCGGCCGGCCGGGCTTTTTCTCGGCAGCCATTTCTACTTGCCTCTACTTTAGAAATTCTCGTTTATTGCATCCACCAGCCCATTATGGCGAGTAGCGCAGTCGTGATAGGTGGTTGACCAGTCGCGCATGGTAAGCACGACATCCTGCCCGGTGCCGTCAGTCAGCAGGGTTAGACTCGTCGGGCACTTGACCATCAGGTTCTCCGGCGGGTTGTCCCTGTGCGGCCAGGTTAAGCAGCCGGAAAGACTCACTGTCAGCGGGAATGCACACGTTATGAAAAACAGGCTTCTGAATCTCACGGATGATGCCCCTGTCGATAACACGCTCATTTGCCCGTAGCTCACTGAGCCGCTTTTCTACTTGCGCCGATACCTCGGCCTGTCCTTTGCGGATTTCAGCGGCCAGAGCGTGCTGGGCCTCTACAGCGGCAAGGTCTTTACTGTCCTCAAACCAGCCGCGAGCCAGCCAGCCTCCTGTACCAATAGCGGTGACGGCCACAGCAATCAGGGCGGGCTTGGCGTAGGGGATCACGACAGCCGCTTCGTGAAAAAGTCAGTGAGCATCTGCTTGACCTTATCCGCGCCCAGGTGGGCCACCATGCCGGAGCAGGCAACAGACAGCCCCGGGGTCCAATGGAAAAGGTCAATGCAGATCATGTAGGTGACAAAGGAGAAGAACCCGGCAGAAGTGACGGACAGAAGGAACGTCGCGCAATCCCAGCGGCGAACACCGCTTTTGACTTCGCCCAGGTAGGCCAGACCGCCGCCGAAGACGCCGATGATGACGGCCAGAACGGCATCCCAATACTCTGCGATCTTGGCGATCAGCGTAGCCACTGCTTTCTCAGGCATCCTCATAGTCCAATCCGGGGTTATGGGTATTCCATCAGGAACGGGCGTATTTCGATCTCCCACTGCTGCGGGCCATCGAGTGCTGCCATCACCTGCGCAAAGGCCAGCCGGCTTTGGGTGACGCCATTGCGCCCATCCAGTACGCG